TACAACCACTATCGCTTCTGGCGTTTAATCAAGGAGCTAAATCATGGCTATTTCACGCGCACAACTGCTGAAAGAGTTGCTCCCCGGTCTGAACGCTTTGTTCGGTATGGAGTACGCTCGTTACGGCGAAGAACACAAAGAGATCTACGAAACAGAGACCTCTGAGCGTTCGTTTGAAGAAGAAACCAAGCTGTCCGGCTTCTCTGCCGCACCTGTCAAGAACGAAGGCTCTGCCATCGCTTACGACAATGCACAAGAAGCATGGTCAACCCGCTATACCCACGAAACCATCGCCTTGGGCTTCTCCATCACTGAAGAAGCAGTGGAAGATAACTTGTATGACTCGTTGTCTGCCCGCTACACCAAGTCTTTGGCTCGCGCTATGGCTTACACCAAACAGGTCAAGGCTGCTGCCGTCCTGAACAATGGCTTCAGCTCCAGCTACCCCGGTGGCGACGGCGTGTCCTTGTTCAACGCAAGCCACCCCTTGATCTCTGGTGGCACCAACAGCAACACTCCCACCACCCAAGTTGATTTGAACGAGACTTCTTTGGAAGCAGCCGTTATTCAAATCGCCGCTTGGACTGATGAGCGTGGCCTGTTGATTGCCGCTAAGCCCAAGAAAATGATTGTGCCTCCAGCACTCATGTTCGTTGCTAAGCGTTTGCTTGACACTGAACTGCGTGTCTCCACTGCTGATAACGACATCAACGCTATCAAACAGATGGGCGCAATCCCCGAGGGCTACACCGTCAATCACTTCTTGACTGACACCAACGGTTGGTATCTGACCACTGACGTGCCTAACGGTATGAAGCATTTCGTCCGCACCCCGCTGCAAAACAGCATGGACGGCGACTTTGATACCGGTAACGTGCGTTACAAGGCCCGTGAGCGTTACAGCTTCGGCTGGTCTGACCCATTGGGTATGTGGGGTTCTTCAGGTTCCGCCTGATAGTCCACACAGAGAAAGGGAGCTTCGGCTCCCTTTTTTATGTTTAAACCTTGTTGACAGCGTTTAAATGGTGTATATTGCTCTCAATCCGGGGTTATCCGGTGTTCTGACAGTCCCGGCTGACGACATGCAGACAGAACACCCTCACTTGCATGTAAGGAACAATCATGGCAAATACCACGTTCTCCGGCCCAGTCATATCACAAAATGGCTTTATCTCCGGAACAGCTTCTAGCCCCGTCGTTGAAACCGCCGCTGGCAATGTGTCTGAATCATATGTTACGACTTCTGCCGCTACTGGCGATACACGTCTGTCTTATCAGCGTTTGGCTTTTACCTCTACAGGCTCTGGTGAAACTTACCGTGCTTTGACTCAGGTCACAGGTGCTGGCGCAGCTACTGGTGGTACTGTCAACGGCGCTCACATTAGCTTGAGCATTAACGGTTCTGGCACTATCTCTGGCGCAGGTAACGCTCTTCGCGCTACTCTGGGCGGCACATCGACCAACCCCGGCGGTACGATTGCAGCTATTCAAGCTGACTCCAACTTTGCCTCTGGTGGTACTTGGACAAATGCTTCGTTCATCCGCTTCACAAACAGCGGCACTGGCACTGTCGCAAACTTGTTCAACATCCCCGCAGCCTTGTTTGTAACAAGCACCGCCACTATTGCTAAGACTTTGAGAGTCGTGGCATCAGACGGTACGCCTTACTTCATCATGTGTTCCAGCGCGGCTTAATATGCAGATCACCAAGGAATTCTTGGAGTCTGAGATACGTGACCTAGAGACTGAAGCACAGAAAGCCCAAACTTTTTTGATTCAATCTCAGGCCACGATCCAAGCGTACAAGATGCTCATAAACAGGATAGAAGCACCAGAACTGGAGCAGCAAAATGACGATGCAAACTGATGTAAGACAAGGGCACCTAAACCAAAGTGGTTTTTTTGTGCTTGGACGAAACAGGGTAAAAGGTGTTTCTTTTTATGGCGGTGGCGGGACTTTGGTATTGTTTGATACAACCGTAGCCCCAGTAACTTCAAGCGTTACTTACGGACGTAGTGGCGCGACTGTGACGATTGCAAAAACCGCGCACGGGTTAACAACCGGCACTGTTGTCGGCATTCACTTTGTTACTGGCTCAGGCGGCACTGCCACTGATGGGAATTACGCTATCACTGTAACAACCGCAGATGCGTTTACGATCACAGACATCAATACTGGGACTATTACAGGTTCTCCAGCAGCGCTTTATGTCAGCGGCGCAAATCGTTGGTTGTTAACCTATGAAACTCACGCATCAGACGAGTTCCAAAACGCCCCGCTTATCCCCGGCGAAGGCGTATTGGCAGTAAATGGAATTTATGCCTACATGAGTTCTATTGACGGGGCGCAGATTTACTATGGCTAAGAAGAATCCCTCCCTTGCAGTTGGACGTGGCGAAAAGCTGCCTGTCTCCAAGGGGGCGGGTTTGACTGCCAAAGGCCGCGCCAAGTACAACGCAGCAACGGGCAGTAACCTGAAGGCTCCACAGCCCCAAGGTGGCCCCCGCAAGAAGTCATTTTGCGCTCGCATGTCAGGTATGCCCGGCCCGATGAAAGATGAAAAAGGCAAGCCCACCCGTAAGGCGGCTTCCTTGGCTAGATGGAAGTGCTGACATGGACATTAACACGCTTTGGTCTGCGGGTCTGTCTCTTGTTATGGGGGCATTGTGGTTTTTCATTCGTGAAAAATTCGACGAGCTGGCACGCTTGAGCATTTTATTGAACCGAACACGCGAGGAGATTGCCCGTGATTACGCAACTAATTCAGAAGTGCAAAGAGTTACTGACCACATTGACCAACGGTTTAACCGCCTTGAAGAAAAAATTGACCGACTCCTTCAAGCGGGGAAATGATGCCAGCAGTAAGTGATAAGCAAAAGAAATTCATGGATGCTGTGGCGCACAACCCAGCGTTTGCGAAGAAAGTTGGAGTGCCTAAAGCCGTTGGCAAGGACTTCAGCGAAGCCAGCAAGGGTATGAAATTTGGCAAAGGCTCTAAGAGCCGCGCTGATGCGCAAGCGGTTAACAAACCAAAGACCAATCAGGGTAAGAACGAACTTTTTAAAAAGGGTGGCGAAATGAAAGAATCCAAAGGAATGATGAAAAAAGAAGTGTCCTTCATGAAAAAGAAGGGCGCACCTGCATCAATGATTAAGCACGAAATGAAAGAAGCAGGCATGAAGAAAATGGCCAAAGGCGGCATGACTGCCAGCAAGATGGGCGCTGTTAAAACCGCAGCCCCCAGCCGCGATGGTTTAGCTGTCAAAGGCAAAACCAAAGGCAAAATGGTCAAGATGAACATGGGCGGCAAAGCCTGCTAAAGGGGCAATCATGGCAAAGAAAAATTTGGGTAGATTAGCGGGTCTTGCTGCTCTTGCGGGCGCGGCGTACATGGCGTCCAAAGGTAAGGACAAAGATGACGCGGGCGACCAAAAGACCAGTTCTTACACCGGCGACACTAAAAAAGTAGAAGCATTGGAAGATGCTTTTACACCTACAAACGAAAGCTCCTATACGCCCGGTGGTACCGGAACAACGCGTCCGGGTGTAGGCGATGCAACAAATGACCTCGTTGTTAAACCCGCCCCTGCCGCAGATAAACCTGCTGGGCTTACGACTCCTGTGTCTAGCGCAAATCGTACTGATCAACTTACCAATCTTTCACGCGCAGTCAAACGTGAAGCAAAGACAAAAAAGTTTGCCCAAGAAGTGCCGGAAGAACTAAGCGCCCAAAAAACTGACGCACTTAGGGTATCGTCCCGAGCCGCCGCAGCCGCCGATGCACGTCGCCGTGCAGCTAAACAAAGCTCGTATAAGTCTGGCGGTATGACATCATCCGCTTCCAAACGAGCTGACGGCATCGCTTCTCGCGGCAAAACCAAATGCAAGATGTATTAAGGTGAACCATGACTGAAGACGATAAAAAGGCAGAAAAGTACCGCAAAGAAGCCAAGACTGGCGGTACTGATGCGCCTGCTCCTGCGGAAGTTCTACAAGAAATTGCGGATAAGAAAGCTGCTGCCAAAGCTGCTGAAGCGCCCACCACCAAAAAGGACATGGGCAAGAAGTTTGCCGCAGGTGGTTCAGCTTCCAGCCGTGCAGATGGCTGTGCTCAGCGCGGTAAAACTCGTGGGACGATCATCAAATGATGGCCTCTCGTGGCATGGGGGCTATACGCCCCTCCAAGATGCCCGGGGCCAAACGTAAGGCACGTCGGGACGACACTGACTTCACCGAGTATGCGGACGGTGGGAAGGTCAACGCCGCCGGTAATTACACCAAGCCTAGTCTGCGTAAGCGGATTGTGTCTCAGGTTAAAGCGGCGGCGACTCACGGTACTGGAGCTGGCCAGTGGTCAGCACGTAAGGCGCAGCTTGTAGCCAAGAAGTACAAGGCAGCAGGTGGGGGTTACAGAGATTGAAAGCGCCGCAGACTTCCCTTAAAAATTGGGGCGACCAGAAATGGCGTACCAAGTCGGGGAAGCCTTCGTCCAAAACGGGCGAACGGTATTTGCCAGAAGCTGCCATCAAGTCTTTGTCCCCTGCTGAGTACGCTGCTACAACCAAAGCCAAGCGCAAAGGTAAGGCGGCGGGTAAGCAGTTTGTGGCACAACCCAAAAACATCGCAAAGAAAACGGCAGGGTTTAGATAATGGCAACAACCTCCGGCTCCGCATCATTTAACCTCGACCTGACTGAACTCGTCGAGGAGGCGTTTGAACGCGCTGGGGGCGAGCTGCGCACGGGCTATGACCTGCGTACTGCACGCCGTAGTCTCAACATCATGTTCGCTGAGTGGGCCAACCGTGGCATCAACATGTGGACGATTGAGACAGGGGTCATTGACTTGGTTCCGGGCCAAAGCACCTATGCCCTGCCCAACGACACCGTGGACTTGATTGAACACGTCATCCGCACGCAAGCCAACAACACCTCCAATCAGGCTGACTTGACCATCACCCGTATTAGTGTTTCTACCTACGCTACTCTCCCTAACAAACTTCAGCAGGCCCGCCCAATTCAGGTATGGATACAGCGGCTGGATGGCCAGACTGCGGCCCCGATTACCACGTTGAATGGCGGCATTTCAGCCACTGCGACCACAATCACGGTGACTTCTACCGCTGGTATGCCTGCTTTAGGCTTTGTGCAGATAGGCTCAGAAACCATCAATTATGGTTATATCGACGGTAATACGCTCAATAATTGTTTCCGTGGGCAGAATGGCACCACAGCAGCAACCCACCTGACTGGGGCAAATGTCTCCGTTCAAAACCTGCCAGCCGTGACCGTTTGGCCAACCCCTGACAATGCGCAGCCGTACCAATTTGTGTACTGGCGACTGCGCCGCACCCAAGACGCTGGTGGCGGTGTGAACGTGATGGATGTTCCGTTCAGGTTCATTCCCTGCATGGCCGCTGGCCTGTCGTACTACATCGCTGGCAAGATTCCCCAAGGCGCTGAGCGCCTCCAGTTTTTGAAGGCCCAGTATGACGAGGCTTGGGAACTAGCAGCGTATGAAGATCACGAGAAAGCTGCGATCCGGTTCGTGCCCAGACAGCAATATATTGGAGGTACATAATGGGTAATCGGTTCGCCAGCGGCAAATGGGCAATCGCCCAGTGCGACCGTTGCGACCAGCGGTTCAAGCTCAAGGTTTTGCGCAAGGAAATCATCAAGACCAAGAACTACGACTTGCTTGTATGCCCAGAGTGTTGGGACCCTGACCAGCCTCAGTTGCAGTTGGGTATGTTCCCGGTGGACGACCCTCAAGGCTTGCGTAACCCTCGCCCAGATCGAAGCTATCTTCTATCGGGCAACAGCGGGTTGCAGATTAACGTGAACGGTGGGACTGGGCCAACAGGTTCAGGAACCAACGAGGGCGGCAGTCGGATCTTCCAGTGGGGATGGAATCCTGTTGGTGGGTCTTCGTTTTTTGATGCTGCCCTAACGCCAAACAACTTGGTATTAGCGGTAGAACTTGGTACAGTAACGGTTACAACGACATAAGGAGTCGATATGGACACAAAATCAGTTAAACGCATTGCCAGCAAAGAAGTGAAATCTCACGAAAAACGCATGCATCCCGACGCTAAAAAAATGCGTGCTGGTGGCAAGACTAACAGCGACATGCTGAAGATGGGCCGTGGCTTGGCTAAAGTTGCCAACCAAATGAGCCCCGGTCGTCGTTCTGGTCGTGGAGGTTAATCATGGCTAAATACAGCATGAAAAAAGGCGGCAAAGAAGTTGGCCCAGCCAGCGTTTACGCCGAGCCACACACAATGACTGGCAAGAAGCTCAAGATTGAGCCCGCTGGCGTGAGCAACAATAAAGAGTACATGCGCAAGGCAAACGTCTCTGTGGCTAACACACACAGCAATGACTACCCAGAGCCCAAAACCACTGGTATCAAAATCCGTGGCACAGGCGCAGCAACTAAAGGCTTGATGGCCAGAGGCCCGATGGCATGACCTACGCCCAGTTGATCGCTGCAATTCAAAGCTATGTAGAGAATACGTTCCCAGCAACGTATCTTGCCGATGGAAGTACTGTGTCCTCAACGACCCAGTTAAACACTTTCATCACGCAGGCTGAGCAGCGCATCTACAACACGGTTCAGTTCCCATCGTTGCGTAAGAACGTGACGGGTATCACATCAAATGGCAACAAGTACTTGTCGTGTCCGGCAGATTTTCTGGCGACGTATTCGTTGGCCGTTGAGACTGCGGACGGGCAAGAGTTCTTGCTGAACAAGGATGTGAACTTCATCCGTCAGGCGTATCCCAAGGCTACTGACACAGCGACACCCAAGTACTACGCTCTGTTTGGCCCGACAACCACAAACGACCCCAGCCCCGTCATCACCAATGAGTTGAGCTTCATTCTTGGCCCAACACCTGATGCGGCTTACAACGTCGAGCTTCACTATTACTACTATCCCGAGTCCATCACTGTTGCGGCTTCTGGCCAGACTTGGTTGGGCGACAACTTTGACACCGTGCTGTTGTACGGATCATTGGTCGAGGCTTACACGTTCATGAAGGGCGAGCAAGACATCATTGCTTTGTATGACGGCAAGTACAAAGAAGCACTTGCATTGGCTCAACGTCTGGGTGATGGTCTGGAGCGTAGCGATGCATACCGAAGTGGCCAGTTCAGAGTTCCGCCTCTGGCCCAGAATAACGGAGTGCGTTGATGGCTTTTACCGGCAACTATTCATGCAACACTTTGCGTACCGGGCTTATGAACGGAACGATGAATTTTTCATCAAACCAATTCAAGCTGGCTCTGTACACAAATGCTGCAACACTGGATGAAACGACCACAGGCTACACGACCACAGGCGAGGCATCTGGTGGGAATTATGTGGCTACCGGGCAAGTAATTGCCGCCACTGTATCCACGGCCACAACATCGGCTGGTAGCGTTGTGTATGTCACGTTCGCTTCCCCAGCATGGACTGGATCAATCACTGCTCGCGGTGCTTTGATCTACAACAACACTACTGGCGCTGCCGTCTGTGTTCTGGACTTTGGCAACGACAAAACATCAACTTCAACTTTCACTGTAACGATGCCTGCTGATACCAGCACATCAGCACTCATTAGGCTTGTATAAGGAGCGACTATGTTTAACGAAAAAGCAACTTCAACAGACACCGTAAGCGCGGGTCTTGTCGCTCGTACTGGAGCCGATTCTGGTGCGCGGGCAGGCGGCGTGTTCCACGTTCAGTGTCTTGACAAAGACGGTAACCTGAAGTGGGAAGACCAAATGCACAACCTCGTGGTCAACGAAGGTTTGCAGAACATGAATACCCAGTACTTCAAGGGTTCAACCTATACCGCTGCTTTCTTCCTCGGTTTAATTACTGGCCCCGGTTCTGGTACAACCTTTGCCGCAGCCGACACTCTGGCTTCTAAAGCATGGACTGAGTACACCGACTACTCTGGCTCACGCAAGGCCGTGACTTTTGGTACGGCTACAACCGCAGACCCATCCGTCATCAGCAACTCTGCTTCACCCTCTTCCTTCACCATTTCTGGCGCAGGTGGCGTTATCGCTGGCGCATTTCTGTGTACCGTGTCCAGCGGCACGTCAGGCGTATTGTTCTCCGAGTCAGATTTCCAGTCTCCCGGCGACCGCACCGTTGTGTCTGGTGACACTCTGAACGTGACCTACACATTCAGCCTTGACGCTGCATAACGTGTGTTTGCTGATGCCCCATTTGCTGCCGCTCCATTTGCTGCGCAAGGTGCAGCGGGGCAGGTATTTGATTCTTCAATAGATGAATCAGCGGCGGGGACAGATTCGGTAGCAGCCCTTGCGGTTTTTCCCACATCTGTTGCAGAGGCTTCTACAGGGGCAGACAGCGTAGCGGTGGCTGCGTCTAACTTCAATACAGACATTGCGGAAACTGCCGTTATTGGGGACGCTCCCAGCGCCTTGGTTGATTTTGTTTCGTCCATAGCGGAAACAGCCGCAGGAGCAGACTCGGTAAGCAGCTTGGTTGATTTCAACGGTGTAGTAAATGAAGCGGCTTCTGGGGTCGATTCTGTGTCTTCTTTGGTAGATTTCAGCGTCAATATTGCTGAAACTGCTACCGCTTCCGACTCAGCCGCAGCCTTTGCGGCGTTCTTGGCGACGATTCTTGAGACTGCCACAGCGGCGGATTCTGCCAGTGCGACAACCTCCTACCCGGCAAGTGTTAGCGAGAGCGCCACAGCTTCAGAAACCGTCAACGCACAAGCGGTCTTCCCCTCCCAGATTTCTGAATCAACCACGGCGGCGGACAGTGTTTTGGTGGCCCCGTCCACGTTTAACGCAACTATCAGCGAGACCGCCCAAGTATTGGATACGGTCTTTGCAAGTGCGGTCTTTTTTGCTACCATCACTGAAGGTGCGGTAGCCGCAGATCAGATCATTGCAAGGCTGCTTTGGGAGATCATCAACGATGCGCAAACGGCGGATTGGGGCAATATCAACGCCTCACAAACAACAACTTGGGCGACGATTGGGACAGCCCAGACAGATGGATGGCAGAACATCAACGCCGCTCAGAATGCCGGTTGGACAGTCATATACGACGGTCAAACTGACACATGGCAAGTAATCAAAACGCAGGGCTGACCAAATGGCATTCGTAGTCAAAGACAGAGTTCAAGAAACGACCACCACCGCTGGTACAGGAACAGTGACTCTTGGCGGCGCGGTTCTGGGCTTTCAGACGTTTGCAATTATTGGCGACGGTAACACTACGTACTACGCAATTGCCAACCCAACTACGGGGGAGTGGGAAGTAGGTCTTGGCACATACACAGCTTCTGGCACAACGTTAAGCCGCACCACTGTTTTTGAATCCAGCAATTCTGGCAGCTTGGTTAATTTTGCCGCTGGCTCAAAGAACGTGTTTTGTACATACCCAGCGGAAAGGGCGGTGTATTTAGATGCGGCGGGGTCTGCTGTAACCGTTTTAGATATTGGCACACTGGGCGCAAGCACTGCAAACATTACAACGGCCAATATTACATCCGGCACAGTTTCAACAACGCCAACCAACAACACCGACATTGTCAACAAGGCGTATGCGGATGCGATTGCATCGGGTATTCACTTCCATGAAGCTGTAGCTTTAGCAACTACAACAACGCTACCAGCAAACACATACAACAACGGCACATCCGGGGTGGGGGCAACGCTTACAGGAAACGCTAACGGCGCTTTGTCTGTGGACTCAACGCTTACTGTCGTTACAGAACGCATACTTGTAAAAAACGAAGCGGCAGGTGCAAACAACGGTGTTTATACGGTTACTCAGGTTGGCTCTGCTGGAACACCATACATACTGACCCGCGCTACAGATTTTGATACTGTTGGCACTGGGGTTGACCAGATTGACGAGGGCGACTTTTTCTTGGTGACCAGCGGTACTGCTAACGTCAACACCGCTTGGGTGCAGCAGACTGCTCCTCCTATAACGATTGGCACGACAGCGATTGTTTTTCAGCAGTTCTCTGCGCCAATTACATACACGGCGGGTACAGGGCTGAGTGAGTCCCCAACCTACACATTCAATATTGCCAACACTGGTACGGCGGGTACATATGGCTCAGCATCATCAGTCCCAGTATTCACAACCAACGCGCAAGGGCAAGTGACCGGCGTTAGCCCCACGGGTATTGCCATTTCTTCGGCGGCAGTTTCAGGCTTGGCAGCTTCAGCAACAACGGATACAACTGATGCTTCAAATATCACAACAGGTACGTTGGGCACTTCACGGTTGTCTGGCAGCTACACGGGCGTTACTGGAGTCGGTACTCTTACTGCTGGTACTTGGAACGCTACAGCTATTGGTGCTGTTTACGGCGGCACTGGCCTTACCTCTTACGCTGTGGGAGATTTGCTCTACGCAGATACGACTACGTCGCTCGCAACGCTTGCGGATGCGGCAGTTGGCAACGCCCTGATCTCTGGCGGTGTTAGCGCAAACCCAAGCTGGGGCAAGATTGGTTTGGCAACGCATGTCAGCGGAACACTGCCAATCGCCAACGGCGGCACAGGCTCTACATCAACCACTTTCGTGGACTTGGCCACCAACGTCACAGGAACACTGCCTGTCGGTAATGGCGGTACAGGCGCAGCAACATTCACAGCCAACAACGTCTTGCTGGGTAACGGCACTTCAGCGCTTCAGGTCGTAGCCCCCGGTACAAACGGTAACGTACTTCAGTCTAATGGCACAACTTGGGTGTCTGCTTCAGCCCCAAGCACTATGGTCTATCCCGGCGCAGGCATACCCAACTCCACAGGTACATCGTGGGCTACGTCTTACTCCACAACAGGCTCCGGCACCGTGGTTGCGTTGGCTACTTCGCCAAGCTTTACAACCCCAATTTTGGGGACACCCCAGTCTGGCAACTTCAGCACAGGCACATTTACTTGGCCTACTTTTAACCAGAACACTACTGGCAATGCGGCTACTGCAACAACTGCAACAACCTTGTCCAGCGGGCAAACAAACTGGAGCGGTACAGGCGTTCTTGGTAACGTGGTTGGTTTGATGGCATGGAAGAACTACGGTAATAGCCATGTAATTTTTGATGCTTCCAATAGCACATCGCCAAGCGGCACAAGCGTAAACAACACTAATTCCACAGGTGCTTGGATAGCAACTTATCCTACATTGATGGGCTGGAACGGTGCAAACACCTACGGCGTTCGTGTTGACTCTGCAAGAGTTTCTGATTCAACTTCGGGAAATGCGGCTACTGCAACAACTGCAACAAACCAATCTGGCGGCACAGTTAGCGCTACCACCGGCGCTTTTAGCAGCACTATCACCAGCTCATTTGCGCCCGCAGCCATCAACACAACAACTCCGGGCTTGACAAACTATGGCCAAGTGTTTAACGGGACTTCTAGCACAAACAATGCGCAAGCACTTACATGGACATGGAACTCTGGCGGCGGAGCGCAGGCTGGGATTTATGTGCAATCATCTGGCGCATTTGGTACCAAGATGTATTTGGCTACCACCGATGACTTTGCAACAGGGGCAAAGACGGCGGTCACTATTGACCACACCGGCGCTGTAACTCTTAATCGTAGCTCGCTATCAATTGGTAGCGGTAACTACGCCAGATTCGGCCCAAATCCCACATGGGCTGCAACTTTGCAAGTTGGCGGGGATGGTGTTAACGGAATTACACGCACGGCAAGTTTTGCGTCTGTTGTAACAACAGACGGCAATTTACATTTGGATTCTGGTACTAGTAAAGCAATGTACTTGAATTACTACGCTGGTACTGGCGGTATTGTTTTTGGGAATGGCGCGTCTGGAACAGCGGGCTCCATATCTGCCGCTGGAGCACTTTCGGTATCTACCGTTAACGGCTTTACACCAACCGCATCAATTGCGAGCAATCGGCTCGTTGCTACTGACGCGAACGGATACATTTTTACCAATTATTTCAACTCAACCGACAACGCTATTTCTTCCGGTGTGACGGCAATAATGGCCAAGCAGGGCGACAACTACTATCGTTCCGCAAGTGCGGCGGCAGTAGCCTCTTTCATAAATGGTCAGTCAATCCTCGCCACCCAAATAACGAACGCAGGTACTGGTATTTACGCCGCCTCCTCCGGCACATCCTATAGTAATGTTGTTTGTGTTCGTGAAGCGGGAAATGGTGGTGCTGGCGCTTCTGCTCCTAGGCTTGGTTTTCATTGGGGCGGGGTTGTGGCTTCCAGTATCGCCATTGAAACCAGCGGACGCATTGCTATAACAAACAACCCCGGCACTGGATATGAAGCCTTTGTTTGTGGCACGTTTACCAGCCCTCAAATTGCAACAAATACGACCACAACTTATGGCGGGGCGACACAATCAGCGTCAAAGAATGGTTACTTCGGCTATTTGATGGGCACCTCAACCAATCATTTGAATGCAATGGCTGACGCTTCTGGTAACGGCGGTTTTTACCGAGAATCAAACGGCGTTTGGCCCCTTTATTACCTTGTGTCAAATGGTGGCATTGGGATAATGACATCCACAACGTCTTCTTCGTATGCAATGTATGTGGCTGGGTCAATCTATGCGACAGCCAACGTGGTTGCGTATTCAGACCGCAGAGCCAAGAAGGACGTAGTTACCATTGACAATGCGCTTGAAAAAACAAACAAGCTGCGGGGCGTGTACTACAAGAAAATTGAAGAAGACATTAAAGATGAAGCCCATCACGACAAACGCCAGATGGGTGTCATTGCTCAAGAGGTGTTGGAAATTGCCCCAGAGGTTGTGACTTACGATAAAGAAAACGACAAGTACGGTGTAGCTTACGCAAACATGGCTGGCTTGTTCATTGAAGCCATCAAGGAGCTGACCGACAAAGTGGCAACGCTTGAGGCAAAATTGGAACAATCAATAAAGGATAAATCATGAACGACAAAATTAACATTGGCGAAGTAACGGTTGCCGAATTTAACATCATCATGAAGCAATTGGCCGCTGGGCAGCTTGGCGAGTGCATTGATTTGTTTATGAAACTGAGCAAGCTGGGGCAGGAGTTTCAAGCTATGCAACAAAATGGCGTTCGTCCTCCACCTCCACCCGCCAACCAATAAAGGATGAATCATGAGTTCATATTCACCAGACCTACGCATTGAACTGATCGACGCAGGCGCTCAAGCCGGTACATGGGGCACGACCACAAACAACACGTTTGCGTACCTTTTGGAAGCAGCAATTGCCGGGTATCAAACTGTCAGTGTCACAAGCGCCAGCCAAGCCCTGACATACATCAACGGGGCATCTTCTACCGTTGCGGATAACCAGTCTGTCTACGCCATGCTGCGTTTCACGACAACCACCGGCGCGGCGTTCAACGTCTATGCTCCCCCAGCGTCAAAGCAGTATATCGTGTGGAACGACAGTGGCTACTCGATGATTATTTACAACTCGACTGTAATCGGTAACACCACCGCAGCGGGCACAGGGGTAACAATTGCCAACGGCGCTAAGGTCATAGTGTGGTCTGATGGCACAAACTTCAACGAGTTGCAAGCATCCTCCATAACTGGAACTTTGGCCATCAACAAAGGCGGCACAGGTCAAGTCACAGCCAACGCAGCCTTCAACGCTCTGGCTCCAGTACAAACAAGTGCCAACGGAAGGTATCTGAAATCCGACGGCACAAACACAAGCTGGGATGCCATCGACGTTGGTAGCGCTGATATTTCTGGCGTATTGCTCGGGGCTAACGGCGGTACAGGTGTCGCCAACTCAGGCAAGACAATCACTTTGGGGGGCAACCTGACCACATCAGGCGCATTTGCAACCACCCTCACAGCTACCAACACAACCTCTGTCACTCTGCCCACAACGGGCACATTGGCAACCTTGGCTGGTACGGAGGCTCTGAGCAACAAAACTATTACTAGCTCAACCATCAACGGCTCAAGCAACACAATCACAAATGTCAGTTTGACTTCTGGCGTGACTGGAACTTTGCCAATTGCCAACGGCGGTACAGGGACAACCTCAACTACGTTTGCAAACTTAACCACCAACGTGACAGGCACTTTGCCTGTTGCTAATGGCGGTACAGGGGCTACAACATTTTCTTCCGGCGCATTATTGAAAGGTGCAGGGGGTTCAGCGGTTACCGTTGCAAGTGCGGCGGATATTGTTGGTCAAATTGGATCGACGGCTGTTACAAATGCAACCAACGCCACGAACGCCACGAACGCCACCAACGCCACGAATGCAACAACAGCAGCATCATGTTCAGGCAACGCGTTAACAGCTACCGGCCCCCAGTCTGGCGGCACCTTCATTACGTCCGCTAATATTGCCAGTCAGTCAGTAGCTTCTGCAACGAACGCCACGAACGCAACCAATGCCACCAACGCCACAACGGCGAGTAACGTATCAGGCACTGTTGCTGTTGCCAACGGCGGCACAGGCGCAACTACTGATTCAGGAGCTAGAAGTAATCTTGGTCTTGGTACTATGGCTACTCAAAATAGTAGTAGCGTTAGCATTACAGGCGGTTCAATTTCTGCCCTAACATCTCTTAACTGCACTGGGAATTCTGGAGTATCAACCTCTACCGCAATTGGAACTAGCGCCCTAGCAAACGCTTTATCGACCGCTTTTGACAATACGGCTTGTGGGAATACTGCACTTACTTCTGTTACAGGCGGCGACTACAATACGGCTGTTGGCTCTCAATCCGGACGTCTTATAGACTCTGGTGCTTACAATGTTTGTATAGGTTTTACAGCAGGTGATAGGATAACATCAGGTAGTGGGAATACTTGCATTGGGTATAGCGCAGATACTAGTAGCGCCACTTCTGCTCAGCAGATTGTTATCGGCGATTCTCTTACAGGACAAGCAGATAGCACTGTAACAATTGGAAACTTTGCCGGTAAGATTTATAACGCTTATACAGTAAATGCTACTTGGACTCAAACTTCTGATGAGAGGCTAAAGAAAAATATTCAAGAAGACTCTCTGGGTCTGTCATTTATCAATCGTTTGCGTCCAGTTAAATACCAGTGGAAGCCAAGCAACGAAATTGACCAGACTCTTCCGTACTATAACGAAAAAAATAAACGCGACACAAACACTGTCATGCATGGCCTTATAGCGCAAGAAGTTAAAGCCGCTCTAGATGCTGAAGGGGTAACAACTTTTGCTGGTTGGGATGTTGGAGCGGACACAATTCAAGCCATCTCAAGAGAAATGTTTATTTCTCCGTTAATAAACGCCATTAAAGAGTTAAACGCCAAACTGGACAGTGTTCAGGCTGAGCTCACTGCACTTAAAGCGAAGTAAAAATTGATCCAATCTCCACCCTCTTCGCCGCAAATGCTTGTGTCGCCGCAATTAAGATACGGAGTAAAAAATGGAATTCACATACAAAATTGAAAATTACATCCAGTCTGAAAAACGACTGTTTGTTATTTACACCCCCACCGACACATCGTTGCCACCTTGGGGTAATTGGGTGCAATTAGATGACGGCATGACAGAAGACCAGATTAAAGAACGGGTGATTCAGTCCCTTCCTAAATACCGCTGGGAAACTGCTGAAATAACAGCCGCCAAAAACCTTGTCAATCATTCTGCCGCAGCAACATTCCAACCCGCGCCAGAACCAGAAGCGCCAGTTTACCCACAACGTACGCCAGAAGAAATGGCAAGAATTCAACGCAATCAACTTTTGTTTGCGTCTGATTGGGCGGTGCTATCTGATTCTCCATTGTCTGACGCAAAGAAAGCAGCGTATCTGGCGTACAGACAAGCTTTGCGTGATGTACCTGAACAAAACGATTTCCCTGACAGTATCACTTGGCCCACAATACCTTAAGGCGAGCGAATGACTCTACCTACCGGAACAATATCAATGTCGCAGGTCAACACCGAGTTGGGGTTAGCCGCGACAACAGCCATCAGCTTAAACCAAGCCAACGTGCGAACTCTTGCAGGCGTGCCAAGTGGCACTATCAGCATGAGTAACTTACAGGGAAAAACTAACATTACCCCGCAGTTTAATAATGGAAATACGTGGGACTACGGCACCACTTACACGTCTGGTGATTTTAGCAAGTTACCTAGTATTACTTTTCAATCTGACGGAACTATTACTTATAGCGGGGGGCAGGGCAATAATGTTTATCCATCTCCCACGGCATACTGCACCCCAACTGGCGCTGGTATTGGAAGCGGTATTGAGTTTAGCGTTTATTTTACAAACACATCGCCAAGCCAATATCGCATGATATGGTTGGGAGAGTTCTACTTTGGTTCTGGATATAGCACACCGTATGTAAGCGTTGGCACTGCACGCACTTTTTCGTATCAAAGGTACGCCTCTGGAGGCCCCGGCTACGGCTATCTTAATATTACAGTTACTGTAAGACGAACTGACGGGTCAGGCGCGGTTTCAAGAGCTGGCTATATATACTTATTTGCGGCATAAAATCAAACAAATAAGGTCTTTGAAATTGATCCAATCTCCATCCTCTTCGCCGCAAATGCTTGTGTCGCTGCCATCAAGGAAGGGTGCGAGCTTTACAAGCAGGCAAAGACTTCTTTCATGGAGGTCAAGGCTACAGTTGATGAAGCTGTTGGGATTGCCAAGGAAGTTCATGGGTTCTGGGGCAAGCTGGCAAAGATGTTTGGTGGAACCCCCGCCCCTGCCGCGCCCAAGCCTGTGGCGAAAAAGAAGGAAAAGTACGTTGCTGTTGACGAAACCCAAGTCATGGCGAATGTTGTCAGCCAGCTTACTGAGTTCTTCAAGTTGCAAGAGCAGTTGGCGGCGCACATAAGAGAAGAGGAAGAAAAGAGCCAGACTGTCTACGACCCCAACGCCAACCTGATGGAAGCCGCCCTGAAGAGGGTTATGGCTCAAGACCAGATGGCTGCGCTGGAAGTGACGATCAGGGAAACGATGGTGTATCAGTCACCGCCTGAGATGGGGGCGCTGTACAGCAAAGTGTTTGACATGCGAAGCGTCATACAGGAGGAACAGGAGAAGGCAAGGTTGAAGGAAGAGGCGCAGGAAAGGTACAAGCAATGGCAACGACGGGAGGAAAAAAGAAACTTCCAAGCAAAGTCGGCGTATCTCGTAGCGACTATCCTATTCCTCCTTTACCTGTGGTTGTGGCTCCTGTTCGTCAGTCGTTTGGGGAAGACGTGATGGGCTGGATTGCTGCTTGTGTGTTGGTCGCCCTGCTCTTGCCAATGCTGGGAATGTTGTACTTGGACATACTAGATGCCAAGCATGAAGTGAAGATGCAGACTGAGAAGCTTGAAAAGTTAAGGCGTGAGATGGAACAGGAGAGACGTAAGAATGACAAAACATGAACTCAAACTGCTGATGCTTACTGTTTGCGTTGGCATCCTCTGTGGCTTGCTGGTCGGTTGTGATGACCGCTTTCGTTACCCCTGCCAAGACCCAACAAACTGGAATAACGCAGAGTGCAAGCCGCCAATCTGTACTGCCACTGGCACTTGCCCAGAACAGCTTATCAAACCTGAACAGGAGAAAAAGTGATGCCTACTGTTGCCTACAAAACAAACAACCGCCTGACCGCCGAAGAGATTGAAGTGCGCGTCTGGGCTTTTGTCATCATCATTCTGGTGACCATCCTGCTTGGCGCTATGGTGGCGTTCCTGTATTCGGTGACCTACGTCACTCAGCCAATGGCAGGCATGGCCCCCATCGACAAAATTTACACCCAGCAGATCAGCACCATCATGGTGTTCATCACAGGCGTTCTGGGCGGAGTGGCTGGACGTTCGGGCATCAAAGCTGTAGCCAACGCCGTGGCCAAGGCCGAAGCTAACGATAACGACGAGCCTCCCAAGCCATGAAGGGTTTACTCTCTGGATTGATTGCCCTGCTGCTGACCTTTGGCGGCGGGTATTTCTACGGCAAGTATGTCGAGAGAGAAGCCCAGCAGGTGGAAGTTGATCGTTTAAACACTGAAGCACGGGCCAAGGAACAGGCTCTAGCCGTTGCCGTAACCACCACCGCTGAAGCACTGAGGAAGACCAATGAAAAAGCCAAACTTGCTACAAAGCAGCGCGATGCTGCTATTGATTCTGGCGCTCTCAAGCTGCGCGTCAAAACGACCTGCCCCGTACCAGCCTCCCCAGATCCCGCCACTCCCACAGGAGATAGTGGAGGAGAAGCATCAGCCGAACTTGACCGAGAGACTGCTAAAGCTCTTGTCGCCATAACCGACGAAGGCAACCGAGCCATTGAAAAGCTCAATGCCTGCATAACCCTTTACAACAACGCTAGGAGCGCCCAATGAACCTGACCGCTAACTTTTCCCTCCACGAACTGACAAAATCTGAGACTGCACTGCGTCTTGACTTGGACAACACCCCCGGCGAAGCCGAGACTGCGAGCCTGCGCTTGTTGTGCGAGAAAGTCCTCCAGCCTGTCCGAGACCACTTTGGCAAAGGCGTTAAGGTGAACTCAGGGTTCCGTGCTCCAGCCGTCAACCAAGCTACCGGAGGCTCAAAGTCCTCAGACCATTGCCTTGGCCGAGCAGCCGATATAGAGATTCCCGGCGTAGCAAACGCTGACTTAGCGCAGTGGATCATGGATAATCTGGACTACACCCAGTTGATTCTGGAGTTCTACACCCCCGGCATTCCTGACAGTGGCTGGGTGCATGTGTCCTACGACCCGAATAACTTGAAAAAACAGGAGTTGACCGCTATGAAAGTCGCTGGTAAAACGCAGTATGTTCCCGGACTTGTAGCCTAACGCCATGCCATTACAAAAAATTCTACTGAAACCCGGTGTAAATCGTGAGAACACGAGGTACACCAATGAGGGTGGTTGGTATGAATCCAATAAGGTGCGGTTCCGTCAAGGCACGCCTGAGAAAATTGGTGGCTGGGAGCGCATTTCAACTTTTACTTTTTTGGGGGTTTGTCGTTCTTTATGGAACTGGGTGACGCTTGGCTCCTTGAACCTGCTTGGTGTTGGCACAAACCTAAAGTTCTATATTGAGAGTGGCGGCGTGTACAACGACATCACACCCATCAGAACAACCACCACACTTACAAATCCGTTTACGACAAACGGAACAACAACTGTCACCGTTGCCGATTCAAATGGCGGCTTCATCAACAATGACTACGTTACCTTCTACGGTGCAACGGCTGTTGGTGGGCAGACGATTTCTGGTGAGTATCAGATAACCTTTATAAACTCAACTTCCTACACCATAACAATTGCTGCGGCTGCTACTGCCGCCACTGGCGGCGGTACTGTTTATGCGGTGTATCAAGTCAACACCGGCCCATTTTCTGCCGTTCCTTTGACAGGCTGGGGTTCTGGCACATGGGGTTCTGGCACATGGGGTTTTGGTAGTACATCCACGGATGCGTTGCGTATTTGGAACCAGTTGAATTGGGGTCAAGATTTAGTTTATGGCCCTCGCGGTTCCCCGCTTTACTACTGGAATTCAGCTATTGGGGTGTCAAATTCCGTGGTGTCCATGACCATTGCGTCCCCTTGTGTAGTAACGGCTGTAGTAAATTTGGCAGACGGAACACCAATTACGTTTACAACTACAGGCGCTTTACCAACAGGTTTGTTACCCGGAGTCACTTACTACACCAAGTACGTAACGGCCACGACATTTAATCTAGCGGCCACTTCAGGAGGCGTATCAATAAACACTTCTGGCTCCCAAAGCGGAATACAAGCAATTTCTTCTCGCGGTATTTTGCTGTCCTCTTTGTCAGGTGCTGATGGGTCTACACCGCTTTACCAAAACACTTTTACCATATCGGATGCCAGCCGTTTCCTGCTTGTGTTTGGAACCAATGATTACGGCAGCACAGTATTAGACCCACTACTTATCCGTTGGTCAGACCAAGAATCGTTGACAACATGGTTTCCCGCTATTACAAACCAAGCGGGTAGTGCGCGGCTGTCTCACGGCTCAAAGATTGTTACAACACTTCAAAGCCGTCAAGAGATTGTGGTATGGACAGATCAGGCGTTGTATTCTTTGCAATACCTTGGCCCACCATATGTGTGGAGTACGCAGCTTTTAGCCGACAACATATCCATAG